GCGAAGACGGCGCTGACGATGGCGCATCCGGCGGTGAGCGCGAACGGCCAGCCGAACCATGCGCTGGCGGCGGTTCCGAGCGCCAACACCGCGCCGACTATCGATTCCGTTCTCATGATGTCCCATGGCATAATCGGAGATATGGGGTTCCGGCCCCTAGGTCTGGCCGGAACCCTTGCTCACTTCCTCTTCTTCGGCTTCCGTCTCATCTCCTTGATGAGTCCGGTCACCGCTTTGATGAGGGCCGCGATGCTCGCGACGAGAAGCGAGATGCTGGTGATTATCTCCGATGGTGTCATGTTCACCTCCTTTCCTTGATATAAACTATATTAGCACAGTAAATAAAGTAATGCAAGTCAGAACACGACGAACCACACTCACCAAAATCACCGAAATGTGTCAGGATTATCCAGATTGTGAAGAAACGTTGACGAATCCACGCGCTCGCCGGTAAATTGAAGACGAAAGCAAGGAGGTGCCGTGGACGATGAGCATGAAGACAAACGCTTTGACCAGGGGAATACGCAGGGGGGTATACCTCGTGATGGCGCCGAATCCGACAACGGAATTCAATCGAATCAAAAAAAGGATAGCGGGAACGGACGTGGAGACGTCGTCGGCCAGACTGATCATGAGGTCGATGGGCGAGGCGACCCGCAGGACGGTAATGGACGACAGACGATAATAGGCGCGTCGCTCTGGGACGGGCCGACCCCGTCGCCGGAGGATATGGCCGGTTTCAAAACCGTCGATCCGACGTTTCCCGAACGCATTATGCGCATGTCGGAAGAAACCGTACGTACCAAAAACAAGGCGATGCTGCGCTCGTCGACGCTTGAATCATGGGCGGTCCTCATCACATCCGCCAGCATGTCCGCACTACCATGGGTCATCTGCTTCACAGGTGTCCTCAACGGGAACAACGCGGCGGCCGTCATAGGCGGCATCGCCGGTCTTCTCGCCTCAGGCTCAAGCCTGATACAGGCGATCAGGAACAAGAAAAACGATTAAAACATTCACACCCTGGCGCTCGCGGTATGCGGGTGGCCGGGGTTTTTTTATAAGGAATCCGAACGGGTATAAGGCTCTATAAGCACGTATAAAGGCGTATAACTATTGCACGCACACGCCGGAATCATGAAGCAGCTGCCGATAATCCAGCAACACCTGCACGGTCACACCCAGCTCCGTGGCCATCATCCACGTGTTGCCCTCGTACACCGTCTCGGCCATCCCGTAATCCACGGGACTGATCAACGCCAACGCGGTCTCCCTGCGGCAACGGCGCTCGCACTTCAATCCATACTGCGTGCCGCATCCCGAATCGTGGTGCTTCGCATGGATGAGCTCATGGCAGAGGGTGCAGCGGCGCTGGCGCTGGTTGAGCCGGTCGTGGAGGAATATGGTGCGGCTCGCCTCGTGCCACGCTCCGCACAGTCCGTCCGGTAATGGTTGTTCGATGATGCGGATGTGTTCCTTCCATGCGCGGTCGAGGAAAGCGCCGAGGTCGTATCCGCCGGTGATATGAAACGACCCAGCCTGGTTCGCCGCGCCGAAGACGCTCGCGCGCTGGGTACTGTCACAATCCATTATACGTGGATCAGAAGCCGTGCTACTTGGCGTCGTCGTTCCCTCCATCGTTCTCGATTCCAGGTCGATTCGTTTCCTTGATCTCTTCCGTGGACTCAATGATGTTTCGCAGACGTTCTATCGATGGCACGTCGTCCTTGAGGCTTTCTCTTTGCCTGTCGGCCTCGTTCTTGAGCATCTTGAAGCGTTCGATTTTGCTGTACCCCTGTGATATGTATGCGGCGCTTAAAGCCTCGATGTTCTGGAGTATGACCAGGTCTCTGACCGTGGCGTAGTCGCGCATGTTCCCCTTCCATCCGGGGTGATTCGTCTTCCATGTCGCCGCTTTCATTCCGAACACGGCGAGGTTGATGACGTCCGCTTCTGACGCGTATTCGATACGTTCCCTGAATTTGGACAGGTCCTTGCCTTGGAGTGATTCCTTCACTGCGTCGGTGTGGAGACGGTAGTTCGTCTTGGTGAGTTCTCGCCTTGCGTGCCATTCGATTCCGGTTCGTTGTGCTTCGGCGTCTTTGAGGCGTTGGTAGTCCTTGATGACGAACAGGTGGAATTCCGGGCTTATCCATGATGCGAAAGCGAATGCGATGTCCTTATGGGCGTATGTCCCTCCGGAACGTCCGCGTTCCGAACGGATTCCGATGGCATTGGTTTTGCTTATCCATTCCGATGCGGACAGGGAGAAGATGTTACGGCCGGATTGGGCCAAGATCGCTGCGGCCGCATCGCTGTCGAACTTTGGATTCGATATTTTCTCCCATGTGCTGAGGAATGAGATGGTGTCCGATAGGCGCAGCCATCGTCGGATGACTTCGCCTGTCCTGTCACTGCTGTGTCTGGCGAGATCGGTGAGACTGATGTAGTCTTCGCCGTTGACGGCGTGAATGGTCACGTCGACATCTTTTGCATGGATTCTTGATGACTTTTCCACCGGCATTTCGTTGTCCTTTCAACGATTTTGACTTATCCACCGTAAAAGTGGTCGAATTCGGTCATTTTTAATAATTTGAAAAAGGTGTATAATAGTAGTTTTCGCAAAGCCGTGAAATCTGTCATTCGTCCGGTGTTTCGGCTTCAAGATTGCGGTTCATGTCCCTGCTGGCAGCAAGCTCCTGTGGTGGCAGATCCTCGAACCTCGGCTCGACCAGATCATCGGTGATCTGGGATTCGCGCTCGCTGGCCTCGTAGGCGCGGGCGGCCTCGATGATGTCTCGCAACGTGGCGACTGGATCAGCATCGCATGCTTGGCAAAGCAAAAGGAACTCCGATAGCTTGATCGGCGCTTTTCTGCCCTTTTCAATGTCGCTGATCCTGACGTGACTGACAGCGTTGTTCATCATCTCAGAGATGGTCCGATATGAATATCCAGAATCGGCAATGATCTTCGCAGCTGCCTGCTGTGAGGCGTAATCAAACGCCGTCCATTCGTACTTCGTAGCCATGTGCACAACGTTAGCACATGTTGACACGCCGCACTTGCGTAAGTTGTAAGCACGAGCTAACATCAGTCCCATCAAGTAAGCACGTGCTTACAGATGGAGGTGAAAACAGATGACGATCGACAAGAGGGTTGACTGCATCAAGCTCGCAAAAGCGGTTATCAGGCAAACCAGAAATGACGTTCTGATCAGCAAGACGCAGATGACTGATATTGCCGCCCGCTGCAATCGAAATCGGACAACTGTCAGCAGAGCACTTGATGCGGAAGACATGACATTGAGCATGTGGTTTGCCTCGGTCTCCGAAAGTGAGATCGATCCACTGCAACTCATCACCGAAAAAATTCAAGAGCAGTCGGCGCTCGCCGACGCATGAATCGAAAGGAGAATCCGAAATGAGCATCAATATTCCGGCCGAGACACCGGACGAATCCACGAACCCGATTTCCGTTGAGGAGTTCGAACGCCTGCACCCGGCGATGCTGGGCGCGATCAGGGAGGTTGTCCGTGAGGAATTGGCCGCCTGTGGGGAACAGCCGGTGTTCGACCATCCGCAGGACATGCTGCTGGGCGATTCCGAGGATTGGCATCCATCGTTCAAGGTCACTCAGACGTTCGGTGACGGCAGGTTCCTGCTGACCATCCAGCTCGGCGCATCGTACGGATTGAGCCTCCACTGCGACTCGCATGATCTGCTCAACCTCGTGGCCTCGGCCGCGCAGGCTCTGAAGGAAAAATCATGATTGCGAATCTGGCCTTCGGACTATGCGTCTGCTCGCTGGCCGTCATTTCCATCATGATCGTCATGAGCATCCTGCTCGATGTGTTGCTCTGCGCTGGAGGGGAAGTGGCCGAACTGCTTCTGATGCCGTTCTTCACAATCGCGGTTGGCTTCCTGTTCCTTGGATGGCCGATGGTCTACTGGCATGGAGGAACGGTGATAGGTGTCGTCCTGATGACTATCACCGTCGTTACCGACATTGTGGCGATGCTCGAACTGATCTTGTCGGTCATCGATTCCGTCGCAGGAACGAGATCGCGTTCCGCTTCAATCGGGAAAGCCTATGTGAAAGTCGTGTCTCGCGGAAATGCGTCAGCCGATACAAGGTCAGATTCATGCCGCGATCATGCTCCGGCTCAGGCAGAGGCTTCCAAGGCTGACGGCCAATCTTTCCCTGTACGCGGATGCGATGGTACACACGCCTGTCCACA